ATCCCTTGCGGGGCACGAAGTCTTCTGGTCCGAAGATAGTAGGTGTGGTTTGTAGTGGCACATAAGGTGCGTATACATACCCTGACTCAAGGAATGAGCCACCGCGACGACCAACGAGGACGACGTTGCGGAGGAAGTAAGGATCGACAATAACGTCGAACTTCTTGCTCAGCGAACCGACCTTGACGGCGCCAATGGAACCCTTCTCGTCATCAGCAGTGACGGAAGCGCGGAATCCAGCGGTAAACTCAAGGATGTTGGCAACTTCAGGTCCACAGACCACAAAGTTAGCACCACCACGTAGAGTCTTACGGTGGATCTGGGCAGAAACATCATTGATTGTTTCAATGAGAGTCTCATACCACTCTGACACAGTACCGGTGAAGTCTGGAGCAGCGGAGCTAGCACCAATTTCAACACCTGTCTCACGGTTCAAGAAGAGACCGGGAGAACGTGACCAGTAGTAAGTACCAGCGGTTGCACCGTTAACGAGGTCAGCGAGGATCTCACGGTCGATTTCAAGAGCGATTTGCTCAGAGAGAATCGAAGTAAGCTCAACCTCTGCATCCAAGTTGTGATATGCGTTGAGGTCTTGACCCAATTCTGGTGTCCACTTAGCCTTAAGCTTTTTGGTCTGTGCGGTAACAGCAATGCTGTCAACCTTGATGTCGATCTCAGGAATGTCTTCATTTCCTTCGAGTCCCCACAGGGCCGTACCAACGACAGAACCAAGGGCTCCACCACCAGTAAGGTTGTCACGGATTGGGAATTGAACAGCGGCCTCAAGAGAACCAAGTGCAACACCATTACCGCAAACACCTGCAGTACCATCAGCACCAATAACGACGAAACGAACGTTTGAAGACTCATCAGAACCAGTCTGCATGGTCAAACGACGAATAAGTCGAGAACCGGCACCAACACGAGTAGCGGCAGTACCGCCGTCAGAACCGTTGAACGATGCGGAAAATGCACCGAGGTTCTTAAAGTCAGCAGACTGACCACTCTGGGAACCAGTAAGAACGCTACCAGCACACTCAAAGACTGCGACACCAATAAGCTCGCCCGAAGAGGACAATGCCATGATATCTGGGTCATATTGAAGCCACTTGCGGCGCTGCTCTTCGGTAGAACCTGAAAGTGAGAAGTTATCTGCAACGTTCCACTGTGCAGTTTCGACACCACCAGAGCCAGTTGGAGATGCATAAGCATAACCACGAGCACCAACAGTACGCGGACCGGAAAGGTCTTCCTTGAGGGTAGCACCCACAAGCTCGACACCACCGGTGATTTGGGAACCGACCTGATCAGTACCATAGATGGACTTATCGGCGACGTTACCCATGCGATCACGCTGGGATCCTGTAGCTCCGAGGTTCGGTGAGAACACGAAGTCCAGGAAGAAGATGAGACCCGAAGGGAGACTCATCGGTTGAACAGAAACAAGATCATTTGCGATCAAGCCTGCGAACACGCGTCGGACGATTGGAAATGCTACAGCGGCGAAACCTTCTACATCACCAGCAGCCATGGAAGAACTCTCACGGAGTAGTTCCTTAGCCTGGTTTTCGAGGAGTCGTGCCATTGCACCACGCTTACGCTCATCGCTCAGTCCTTCAAGAAGACCTGTGCGCTCCCACTTAGAGAGAAGAGCATGTCCTTCAGCGCGCATATCACGGTTGACAACACCTTCGGTCAACCTTTCGATAATACTAGCCATTTTTTAATACCTCCTTAATTGTATATTTGACATTAACGTTACTTAATGCCTGCTAGTTTTTGCATCCGGTCCAAATGAGGATCGGCTGCAGTGCTCTCTTGACGAGTAGCACGGATTACAGAAGAACGACGGGTGATGGCCTCGCTCAGCGATTGTGGACTACGTTTTGGCGTAGCCTGCACTGTGCTTTGAAGCGTATCATAGATTGTCTTTGCTTCTGTGACGGAACCAGCATTAGAAATCGCTTCGGCAAGTCTTTCTTTTTGCCGCTCATTCAAGGAGGTATTTCTAAGCACGCGGTTCGTATATAGTAAACGAGCGTTTGACAGATTTGTTTCGACTAATGTCTCTTTCATTTCTGTCACAGCTTGCTTATATTGTGAAACTTGTTGCTTGAGTTGCTTGTTTTCAAAGGTCAACTCTTCTTGAGCCTTTTTAAGAGGCTCTAAAATGTCTTCTTGGTAGTCAGTACTGCGTCGGGCTGCGAGTTCGCGCTCCATTTCGTACTTGGTGCTCTCGGAAGAACGTCCGGCCCAGCCGGCCAGGGAGGCGCGCATGTCTACCGTAAGGCGCTCCATAACTGCGTCCACGAGATCCTCGGGAACATCTTGGTCTTCTGTTTGAACAGGAGTATCGTCATCAAGAGTTCTTGTTTCATCGTCGGAAGCTTCGGCTTGGTCGGCGGTTTGGAGGCCGGCCAAGTCTTCCTCAAGTTCTTCTTCTTCTTTCACCGGCTTCTTCTTGCCTTGTCTTAACGCAGCAAGATCTTCTTCATCCACGCCAGGAGGTTCTACAACATCTAAGGGGTGTTTGTCCTCTTTCTCTTTTTCTTCGAGAACATCTGTATCACCTAGTAATGCTTTAATATCTTCTTCAGAGATTTCAACCTCGTCGTCTTCGTTGATTTCCGACTGAAGCTCTTGGATAGCTTCTTGGAGTGCGCCGAGGTTTACGTTAAACTCAACCTCTTCGCCTTCCTCTGGAGTCTCTTCGAGGTTTTTGCCTTCTTGGTCTGCAAGGTTGTCAGCAGCACTCAAGGGGATCTCGTCCTCTGTCACCTCAACGGGAGGAGCATCGGTTCCTGCGCCCATCTCATCACCCATAGGGTCAGCGGCAGTCACATCCCCAGCCAGGGGGTCTGCGGCGGCTTCAGCGCCACCGAACGCGCCTTCTACGGCGCCAAGCTCATCCTGCTCAAGCAGGCTCTCAATAGTTTGTTTTACTTCGTCAGAATACTTGTCAATAATGGCAGCTTCTGCGTTTTTAAGTGCAGCCTCTTTTAAGGCCTGGGCGTCTACGATAGCCTCTTTAAGCAAATTGGACATACAGTTGTCTCCTGGAAAGATAGTCGTTCAAAATAAATAGTGTTTTATAACGCAAAACACCTCTTTTTATACAGGAGCGACACTGTAACGGTCTATATCTTGTTTTTAAGGGTTGAGGTGGCCTTATGTAATCTCATTGAAAAGGTCGTACTCCCAGATTGTCGTAATAAAGGTGTCGCCTGGATTAACATCAACATCAGGGTCCATTGAAATAGCTACCATTTGTCCAGCAGTGAATGTAAAAGATCCAGAGTTGGTAGGAAGTCCCGTTAAATCAATAGTGTAACGGGCGCGAACCGTCGCGACCGAAGCTGTAAACTGTGCGCTAGGAATAGTGGTAGAATCAACATAGGCTGATGGAAACTGTGGTGTACCACCTCCTCCACTGGTGGTGCTGCCGGTATAAAATCCAAACTCAACTTTATCATTTGAAGATGCCCCTGGGGTTCCGCCCTGCATATAAATAACTTTCAAAAGGCGTCCATTATATGGCATCACAATTGCTGTTTGTTCGGTAGGAGCAGCCGTATGGGTAGCTTGCCCTGTCATAGTAATAAATCGTTTGCTTTGACTACCGAACTCCATATTATGATGTTTTACGAAGGTTTGACGTGCCAACATACGGCCCTTACCTTGAGCATCTGTGTCGACCTCAAAGACTTCTGTTGAACCACTGATCACTTCGAGATCACCCACTGCAGTAATGGATCCGGTTACAACAGTGTCACCATCAACATCTAATGTTGCAGCGGCGGCGGTCTTATTTCCGATACCTACTCTTGCAGTAGAACCAAAGATTCTTAGTGGGTTCGTGTTAAATGTCCTGAACACGATGTCTTTTGTATTTGTTTCGTTTCTCAAGAACATGTGCTCGGAGCTATTGATATAGAGAGATCCCGCATCTGTGGTGTAGTCCTTTCTAAAGACGATCTCTCTTGTGGTGTCAGAACCCTTGGCATGTAGAACGAGCAAGTGTGCATCCGATCCTGTGATTTCGAGAGATCCGGTAACTCTGGCTGTGCCATTAATATTCATAGCAGCACCCGACAAGTTGCTGGCAACAACATTGCCCGGAACATTTAGAGTCGGGTTATTCCACGCAAGGTTTGCGGTGGTGTCGAGAGTATTGCTGGTGCCCCCACACAATACTAATCGATTAGCTGTGTAGTTATTTATAGGTGCTGTGGTAAGCGTGTGACCTTGGCCGTAGAACGCAGAAGCGGAAATATTAGCTGACGAAGAGATCTGACCAGTGGCCGAAATATGACGACCAACACCCAGATCACGAAGTAGACTTAAGTCTCGACCACCTAAAATATCATTAGAAGCACTCATGTCTCCTGTCATTTTCAATGCATTTGTGCCGGCGGAGAAATCAAAGATAAGATTTGCGGATCCGCTAAATGTAGAGCCGCTGTTAAATTGTACCGATTGATTAACACCGGTAGCTCCAACACCGGTGATTCCGGTAAGGCCTGATCCGTTTCCAACAAACTGACTGGAGGAAACGAAACCTGATGAACTGATGT